GTATGGTGAGGGGTTGAGATGGCAGGCGCACTCGACAGTCTGTTCAAAAGCGTTGCTAAGTCGGTTGTTGCCGACCTGGGCAAGTCACTTGATCACACGATCACGTACACCCGTAAGGCATCTCCGACTTACAACACCAGCACCGGAGCGCTAACCACAACTGATACGGCTTACTCGTTTGACGCGCCAATCGAGTTTGTCGATGTTGAGGAGGAGGAAGGGCGCGAAGAGCGCAAAGCCAAGCTCTACATCACCCCAGATCTGATCGGGGACAACCAGCCCACATTTGAAGACACCATCACCCTTAAGTACGCAGGGTCTAATCGCGTTGCTCAAATCACAGACATCCGCACCTTCAAAGGCGACCAGGAATACTTCTTCACTATTCAGGTGAGGTTCTGATGGCCAGGAAGAAGAAGGGCCTTGGTCAAATCGTCACCGACCTAGAGCGCAAGATAAACGACGATTACAACACCTTTATTCGGCGAACCGCTGAAGGTCTGGCGACAGAGGAAAACAGCCCAGTGGACACGGGATTTTTTGCATCGAGCTGGAAAGCATCGACCCAAAAAGTTCGGGCGCAGGACAAGCGTGAAGACCACGCTCCATGGTCAAAAATCTACGAAACCCGCCAACCGGGCGGTAACACCAGCTGGAGCAGCATCGGAAACCAGTGGGTTCACACAGATAAAAAACCCGCGCAAAGTCGCATCAAACCTCGTTTTGAGGTGCCTGAGTTTAACTACAAGCGCCAACCCACGGTTTACATCGGCAACACAGCTGAGTACGCAGGGTATGCACTGGAGTCTCCGAAAGTGGCAAACTTTATCAAGGGTGAAATGCGCGCCTTGGTTCAGAGCGTCTGGGGGGACAAACGTTTTGGCCGCATTTTTGCCAGAACCGGATCCAACAGCAGTGTGTTTGGGTCGTATACCAAGCTCTAAGTCATGACTCTCGTAAACGCCCGCGCCGCCTTCGAAAAAGCAGTCACTGACACGGTTGCCGCTGCCGACAACACGGTGCTCATGGTCTACGACAACGTTCGTTACACCACACCCGGCAAAACCAAAAAATACATTCTTATGACGGTGAACTTCAACCGTTCCACCATCCAAAACCAAGGCGCAGCCCAGGACTACTACTCCGGCGTCATTCAGTGCAACATCTACGTTCCGAAGTCTGCTGGAACGGCAGTGTTGTCATCTCTAAGTGAGGCTGTAATTGACGGGCTTACATCTGTAAATGCCTCTAACTACACCGATACTTTCAGCGTTGCGCCTCGCGTTTCTGATATTTCCGGGCCAACCCCGTTAGAGCTAGAAGATCGCTCGCACTTCATCGGTATTGTTTCTTGTCAGTTCACAGCAGTTGTGTAGTATATTGAGGCAAACGGTACTACTTTATGCGCGCCTCTGAACTGACTTTGCTCTCGGGATGCTGATCGAAAAAGCTCTCGACGAAAACGGCAAGCGCTTGTTCCAAGACGGCGAAAGAGCGGTGCTAAAGAACGCTGTGGAAGCGGCTGTTCTGCAGGACATTCAGCTTGCAATGCTGGCATCCGGCGCTGAAAACAAGGTGGAGGAAGCGAAAGCAGACCTCAAAAGCTAATAACGACTGGCTTTTCATGTTCTTCCTGGCCAAAGAGCTGGGAATGACGCTTGCTCAGCTGTCAAAAAACCTGACGCAAGAGGAGCTAGTCGGCTGGGCCGCGTTTTACGAAATAAAAGGTGAAGAGGAAGAACGGGTCATGGATCAAGCCCGCACGTCCCGAGGGGCGCGAACTATGGCTTCGCGTTAAACTGACACAAGCCCCTCTACGTTTCGCCCGTGGCCAACTACGACGTAGATATTGAGATTGCTTTACGGGGCGCGCAAAAAATTACGGCGCTTACTAAGGATATAAAATCCTTAAATAAAGAAGTTACTGCGATAAATAAAGGCGCGACACGTTTAGGAAAAGCGATTGATAAAGCGTTTCGAGTAGACAGCGTTCAAAATTACTCAAGAGCGCTCAACCAAGCAGAACGCGCGCTTCGTAACGTTGCCGCTGGAACGGATGCAGAGCGCAGAGCGGTTGAGCGTGTAGTTCGTATGCGCCGAGAGGCCAACGATGCGCTTGCCCGCCAAAACATGCTGCTTGCTCAGGCAGCGGCAAACCAGCGAGAAGTTATAGCAACGTCTAACGCGGGCTTTGGTATGCAAGGTCCTTCCTTGCCCAAAGACTTTTTCAAAGTACAAGGGCCTAAACTGCCGCCCGGATTTACGGAAGCTGGTCGAAAACCAAAAGCAAGGCCAAGAATTTCCGGAAGCGACCGCATAGGTGCCGCTGTTTCTGCCGGTGCGTTCCCGCTGTTGTTCGGGGGCGGACCAGGCATGGCGCTTGGTGGCGCAATCGGCGGTGCCGCTGCTGGAGCAACATTCGGGCCAGCGGCAATCGCACTTCAAGTTCTTGGCGGAGCGCTTGATCAGTTTGTGGCTCAAGTAGCCACAACCGGACAGGCACTTAATGAGTTCACATTTGATTTTGCGGAGGTAACTAGGGCTGCAGGACTTGCTGGAACTGCTACGTCTACTTACATCGAGCAAATAGCGAAACTTGCTGATTCCACAGAAGCGCAAGAAATTGCCACCAAAGCTTTATCTGTGCGTGTCGGCGGTCAAGCTGTTGAATCTCTAAAAACTTTTGGGGATGCGAGTGCTGACCTCGGTAGAGAGTTCAGCACTGCTACAACCATTGTTGGATCGGCTATAGCCAGTCTTATTACCCCTCTAACGCAGTTCACCGCAAAGGTTTTAGAAGCTAACAACGCTTTAGTGGCTGGGCGGGCAAACGTTACCAATGACCCCGAACTAAGACGACTTGCGGCTCGTGAAGCTCAACTGCAAGGGAGTACAACTGGTTTACGAACAGGAGGACGCTCAGTACAGGCTCTTAAAGACGCAGAAGAGCTTAGAAAAGTTCAAGAACAGATAAGAGACAGGCAGCGCGAAATAAATCTTATGTTGCAGGAAACTACCCGCATAAGAGCAGAAGACCTACAGCGTTTGGATAATGAACTTAACATTCAAACAGATAATTTGCATGTTTTAGCGCTTCGTAGAGAGCTGCTTCAAAACGGAAAAGAATTATCAGAAGAAGAGTTTGCTGTCGCTAAAGAAAACATCGAAAAAGGGCGTATTCAAGTAAAGCGCGAAAGGCTGCTTGTTGAACAAGCTCAGTTAATTGAACGAGCTAAGAAAGGCGAATTGTCCTTCCGTAAGGTTGCTTTGATTATTGCAGGCAAACAACTAGAGATTGACGAAGCGCTGCAAAAGCTAGAAACAAAAGGTTCTGACAAAACCGGTCCAAAGTCCAGAGCACTGCAACTACAGGCGGCAATACTGCGTGAAAAACTAAAGCAGTTTGGTATTGAAATGGACGTTCAGTCTTTGAACGAAACCACAGTCCAAAGTTTGCAACGGCAAAATAAGGGTATTGAAGAGCGTCGTGATAAAGAGATTCAGATTCTTGAATTCCAGAGACAGCAGGAAATTGCAAACAACAAAGTTGCAGGAGACACGAAATTTATTAACAAGCTTTATGACGAACGCAAACAAACAGTTCGCGACACCCTTGGTCTGGAACTTGACCAAAACAACGCACGCATCAAAGCGATTGAGCTGCAGCAGAAATTAACTCGTATGCGCGCGGACCAGAAAACCGCAGGCATTGGGCGCGGCCTACGCCGTCAAATTGAAGATGCCCAACGGGGCATGGCTAACCCGTTTGACTCCAACGAACTGCAGATGCTGCAGCTCCGAGTCGATCAAGTACGCCGTTCAGATGATGCCTACCGCTCTCTTAACGAGCGGATTGCGGAAAACAATAAAATCATTGCTGAAGGTGACCCAAATAAAGTTAAAGAAGCCCGAGCAGAGAATGAAGTTCTGCGGCAACGAATTTCTATTTATCAGAACCTGTTGCCCCAGTTAGAAGCTGTTGAACAGGCACAGCTGCGTCAGCAGCAGATTATTGACCAACTGACTCCGGCAACTGAGGCATTTGCTGGGGCGTTGGTTGACACGGTTACAGGTGCTCAAACTGCGCAAGAGGCTTTTGCAAACTTCTTGCGAAGTGTGGCCAACATGCTGGCTGACACAGCCAAGAAGATGATCGCGCAGTACATCGCGATCGGCATCGCCAGGATGTTTGCTGGGATTCCGAGTGGTGAAACTAATATCCACGGATCCAACGTCACTGAGGTTCTTAACTCAGGAGATTTGTATAACCCTTCTAATAGCGTGTTTGCGCGAGCAAACGGTGGCCCTGTTCGATCGGGGCGTCCGTATCTTGTTGGCGAACGTGGCCCTGAGTTGTTTGTCCCTGGAGCACAGGGCAACGTTGTTTCAAACAGCGCTATGGGCGGCACTAGCGTTGTCGTCAACGTCGATGCGTCTGGAACGGAAGTACAGGGCAACCAGGGTGGTGCTGAGCAGCTTGGCCGCTTGATTGGTTCGGCGGTGCAGGCAGAATTGATTAAACAGAAGCGACCTGGAGGACTTCTTACTCGCTAATGGCCACTTTCCCTTCGATTAACCCAACGTATGGGGCGAGCAAGCGTAGCCGTCCCAAGGTCCGCAACGTGCAGTTTGGTGACGGGCTGTCCCAACGTTTGACGTATGGCCTCAACCAAGACGCCAAGCAGTGGAACCTGACGTTTGAGGTGTCAGAGACTGATGCCGACACCATCGAAACGTTTCTCGAAGCGCGTGGTGGAGCGGAGAGTTTTGACTGGTCGCCACCGGACGAGACCACAACTTACAAGTGGATTTGCCAGGACTGGTCGAAGTCCATACCGTATTTGAACAG